ATGGGGGCTTATTTCCCCCGCACAGCAAGAAACCTTAATTAAAATGAGCGTGTTGACCGTTGAGGATTTGGCGGCAATGAACGACGAGGGAATTAAGCGCATCGGCATGGGTGCAATTGACTTGAAAAACAAGGCAAAAGCATGGTTATTGCAGCTAAACGATACTGGCGCATTGGCGTTGCAGATGGCTGAATTGCAAAAACAATTTACCAATTTGGCAGCCATAAATAAAACGCAGGAAGAAAAAATAGAAAAAATGAAGCGCGAGCTAGATTTCCATAACGCGCAATCAGAAACAGGTGAAGTTGAGAACGTTGTGCCAATTAGTGGAATCAGCGCATCTGATGTACTGGATGACGATGAAGATGAAATTAAAGTGGCGCGTAAACAGAAGGGCTAGGCCATGAATCTATTAGAGGTTGTACAGCAGTTTTGCTTGCGTAGTGGTATCCCTAGCCCGACAACGGTGACGGGCTCTACAGATGCGCAAGTTTTGCAGGTGCAGGCTCTTTTAGAGGAAGAAGGCGCGGATTTAGCGGCGCGTGGCGATTGGGAATCGCTTACCTATGAAGCAACTCACACCACTATAGCGGCGGAATCACAAGGCGCAATCGCCACTATTGCATCAAACGGCTTTCGCCACATTAAAAACAAAACGATTTGGGATAGAACAGACAGGCTGCCTGTTATTGGGCCAATTAATCAGCGTCAATGGCAAGCGTTAAAAGCAGTTGTAATGACTGGCCCGCGCTATCAATTCCGTATTCGCGGCGGCTTACTGATGGTCAACCCAGAGCCAGTTGCAGGGCATGATTGGGCGTTTGAATATATTAGTAAAAACTGGATTGTCAGCGAAGATGGTTTAACCTATAAACGCCTATTTACGGCGGATACAGACGAATTTTTACTGCCTGACGAGCTTTTATTGATGGGTTTGCGTTGGCGCTGGATGCGCGAAAAAGGCTTGGATTATTCTGAGCTATTTGCCACATACGAAGCGCAAATAAAAGACGCGATTGGGCGCGATGCAGGTAAGCCCGTATTACACATGGATGACACACATTTAATTGCCGAGCATGGTACGTTTGTGCCGAGCGGAAGCTGGAATGTCACATAATGCGTGTTCCAAAGCGCGTTAAGGGGCAATCTCTACGTGACCAAGTAGCAGGCTCACAATCCTTCCCCGCGCCTGTTGGCGGGTGGAACGCAAGGGATGCGCTGGCTGATATGAAGCCTACAGACGCAATTCACCTTGAAAACTGGTTCCCAAAAACATCTTATGTAGAAATGCGCGGCGGTAGCGACGACCACGCCACGGGCATGACTGGCACAGGCAAAACGCTGTGCGTTTACAACAAGCTCACTGGTGGCGGTGAAATGTATGCAGTAACCGAAAGTGGCGTATATGACGTAACTTCTGCGGGGGCTGTGGGTGCGGCAGAAGCGGTTAGGACTAACGGCAAGCATCAATGGACAATGTTCGGAGATGGCACAAATCAGTGGCTGATTATGTTAAATGGCGTGGACAAACCACTTTATTATGATGGCACAACATGGACAGCCGTTGACGGGGCATCAACCCCCGCCCTCACTGGCATCACCACTACAGATTTAATCGGCGTAGGCATACACAAAGGCCGATTACTGTTCATCGAAAAAAACTCACTATCGTTTTGGTATTTGGGGGCTGGTGTAGCAGGCGGCGCATTAACTGAATTTCCTTTGGGCGGGGTAGCGCAAGAAGGCGGCTACTTAATGGCAATTGGGGCGTGGACTATTGATAGCGGCAACGGCCCAGACGACAGGTTTGTTGCTGTAACATCCGAGGGTGAGGTATTGGTTTATCAAGGCACAAACCCTAGCTCTGCAACGGATTGGGCGTTGGTCGGAGTTTACAAAATTGGCAAGCCATTAGGCCGTCGCTGCCTATGTAAAATCGCTGGTGATTTGCTGGTTTTAACGCAAAATGGCGCATTTCCAATGAGTGCGGCTATCCAGTCTGAAACCATTGATTATAAACTAGCAATTTCGTTTAAAATCGAAAATGCATTTAACGAGGCTTCTCGCAGTTACGGCTCTAATTTTGGATGGAAAGCACAGCTTTACCCAACACAATCTGCGCTATTAATTAACATTCCAATTGCTGAGGATGGCGCACATGAGCAGTACGTGATGAACACTATCACTAAATCATGGTGCAAGTTTAAAGCATGGGATGCAGAGGATTTTGCGCAATTTAATAATGAATTGTATTACATTGACGGCACAAAAGTTATTAAAGCATGGACAGGCTCAAGCGATAATGGCTCGAACATCACCTACTACGCCAAGTGCGCCTTTACCTACTTTGGCGATATGATTCACGTTAAAAAATTCAAAATGTTTAAGCCTGTTTTGGGTGTGAATGGCAGCATTAGCTTTTTAACTGATATTGATGTTGATTTTAGTGATAATGCGATTAACGGAGTGGCGACTTACAATGTGATAAATAACGCATTGTGGGATTCAGCAATATTTGATGCTGATTCGTGGGTGGCTGGCTTAGAGATTGTGCAGCAATGGACTTCGCCAAGCTCTTATGATGGCAGATGTGCGGCAGGCAAGCTAAAAATAGACAGCAACAACCTAAGTGTGCAATGGATGGCTTGCGACTACATTTATGAAAAAGGAAATATGTTATAAGTGCTTGCACTTATAGAATAATAGTTTTATTATAAGCCATGCTTTGGATACCAGAAGGATTTAGCGGATTTACTCAGGATAGCGAGTTAGTTGGCAAGTGGGTAACTGAAAAAGCTGGCGGCAGATTTACTCAAGGCGCGACTGGGCTTGGGTTAGTAAAAGATGGAAAATTAGTAGTAGGCATTATGTATGATGGGTTTACAGGGCGCGGCGGCTCTATTTTAATGAGTTCGCGCTGTGATGACCCAAAAGCAACAAATAAGTGGTTTTTTTGGGCGATTTTTGATTATCCATTTAACCAGTTAGGCGTTAAAAGATGTAATGTATTAGTAAATGAGCATAACAAAAGAGCGTTAATACTCAATAAAAAGCTTGGATTTAGCGGCGACACCGTAATCAAAGACTATTTCCCCGATGGGGATGCAGTTTTACTTGCAATGTATAAGAAAGATTGCAAGTGGTTAAAGGAATCGCCGCATGATAAGACACTGGATACTGGAATTACTACATAAAACTGCAACAGGCTATATGTCTGAATGCGGTTTTATCCTATATGGTGGAGGCAAGGGCGATGCTCCTGATTCACCAGACTACGCGGCAGCAGCAAAAGAGCAGGGCGTAGCAAACCTAGCCGCAGCTAGAGCCACAGCAAAACTAAACAATCCCAATATTATTAATCCGTATGGCACGCAAACCGTAACTTACGGCGGAACGCCTACGTTTGATGCTCAGGGTTATGATAATGCGATGAAGGAGTACCAAAAATCTCTTTCATCATACACCCCCCCTAGCGCAGCAGGGGGGTTTGCTGGTAGCGCACTAACTGGACAGGGAAGTTCCGTTGTGCCAAAGGCTCCCGATAAGAACGCTTTTTACACATCAACTGGCGACCCAGATATTGGAACAGTAACACAAACTTTATCGCCAGCAGAACAGGCTATTTATGATAAGAACGTACAACAACGCACTAATATTGGTGATGTTGGCATTACTGGCTCAGAATCCCTAAAAGACATTATTGGCAAGCAAATGAACTTTAGTGGTGCGCCAGCAGTAGGCGACGGGGCAGCTACTCGCTCAAAAGTTTACGACGCTCTAATGGAGCGAGTGAGCGAAGATACCGCAAATCAGCGCGACCAACGAAATTCTGAATTAATTGCGGCAGGCATAAGGCCCGGAACGAAAGCCTATGATGACGCACAAAATCTAATCTCACGTCAATTTAACGACGCCAGAGGCAACGCCGAAGTGCAGGCTGGAAACGCAGCGCAACAACAATTTGGCATGGATACGCAAAATCGTCAACAATATATCTCCGAATTGCTGGCGCAGCGTCAAACACCGCTTAACGAGATTAACGCGCTTTTATCAGGCTCACAGGTTAACAATCCATTTGCTGGCAACTTGGGCTATCAGGCTGGAGCAAATGTGCAGCCCGCACCAATATTTAATGCGGCAACGGCACAGGGCGGCGCTGATATTAACAAGTTTAACGCGCAACAAGCTGGCTCTAATAACATGATGACTGGGCTGTTCTCGCTTGGTGCGGCTGCCATGATGAGCGACAGGCGCTTAAAACGTAATATCCAAAAAATAGGCACATACTTAAACGGCTTGGCTAAATACTCATTCGAGTATATTTGGGGCGAAAAAGCAATTGGCGCAATGGCTGATGAGGTTGAAAAACTTATGCCAGATGCTGTTTATACGCACATTAGCGGATACAAAATGGTTAATTACGCGATGGTAGGTGAATAATGGCGCTTCCAATTTATGACAACATACCAGAATTAGGCGCAGAAGCAAGCGCGATTGCACGCCGCCGTAAAATTGCAGAAGCCATGCTGGCACAAGGGCAGGAGCCTATTCAGTCTAATCAAATGGCAGGGCAGGTTGTTGCACC